AAATATGTCCAGAAAATTAAAAAGAATAATGAATGAACTTAAAGAATTGGAGGAATCAAAAGAAATATTAAAACAAAGCGGAATATATTTTCATTATGATGAGTCAAATATAGAAAAAATAAATGTAATGTTTATTGGACCAAATGAAACACCATATGAAAAAGGTTTTTATTTTTTTGAATTAACTTATCCTGAAGAATATCCTATGACACCACCAACATTAAAATATAATACCCAAGGATTATTGACATCAATAAATAAAAAAGATAATGTAAAAATAAGATTTAATCCAAATTTATATACAAACGGCAAGGTATGTATATCTATGTTAAATACGTGGAATGGACCAGGATGGGTTCCAACAAACACTGCATCAAATGTTTTTGTAGCAATACAAGCATTAGTATTTAATGAACAACCATTAAGAAATGAGCCAGGATTTGAGAATTCAGTGCAAAATATAATTGATATTTATACAAAAATAATACATTTTTCAAATATGAAAGTTGCTTTTATTGAACAAGCAAATAAAGATTTATGTAATTATGAAATATTTAGAGAAGTTATAAATAATTATATTAAAGAGAATATTCAATATTATGACAATGTTATAGAAAATTTAAGTAAAAATAAAAATGAATCAATTAATTCACCTGCTTATGGAATGAATGTATATTTAGATTATAATGAATTAAAAAGTAATTATGATGAATTAAAAAATAAATTAATGAATTAATCAATTAATAAAATATTTTTAGAATATTTTTAGAATATTTTTATTTTTATTTTTAAATTTTTTTAAATAAAATATATAATAATATTATGATTAACATAATATTAGTGTTAATATTTATTTTAGTATTGTTTATGTTAATTAATAAGTATATAAATGTTCAAGAAAATATGTCAATGAAATCAGGATATTTTAATAAAAAGCTAAATGAAAAAGGATATACTATGGACCCACAAAATTTTAGTATATATGACAATAATAATAATCTAGTAAAAAAATATCCAACAATATATTTTAATTCAAAAGAGGCTAATCAAATAGCAAAAAACAAACCATTAACAAATAGTATATTATTAAAAAACAATATTCCAACACCTATACATGTAATTATAACAAACGCAAATAAAAATGATTTCAAAAATGCATCCAAATATTTCCCATGTGTATTAAAACCTGTTGATGGAATGCAAGGAAAAGATGTTTATACGCATATAGATAATCAGCAAGAATTTGATACTATTTTAAATCAATTATTAAATAATTATGATAAAATAATGCTAGAAAATTTGATAGAAGGAAATAATTATCGAATATTTGTATTTAACAATGAAGTCATGGATGTAATAGAAAGGGAAAAGCCAGCAATAACAGGAAATGGAAAATCCACTGTTCAAGAATTAATAAATCAAAAAAACAATGAATTGTTATCCAAAAATTTATTTCCAGTTAAATATTTAGATGAAAAATTAATAAAACAACAAGGCTATAATTTAGATTCAATAGTAAAACCTAATCAAAAAGTTTATATAACAAATACAATTAATTTTCACAACGGGGCAAATGCTAAAAGAATACCATTAAACCAAGTAAATAAAGAAAATAAAGAAATGTTTATAAAAGCACATAAATTAATAGGATTAGAATGCAGTGGTGTAGATTATATGAGTAATAATATTAATATTCCATATTATAAAAACAAAGGTGTTATTATAGAAATGAATAGCATGGTAGATACAAAAATTCATATTGACGCAGATGAAAAAAAAAATTCTAATTTATTGTTCCAAAATATGATAGAAACATTATAGAAATATTATAGAAACATAATTTCTTTTAAAAAAATATAAAAAATGAAATATATATATTATTCGAAAAATAAATAATATATATTAGAATTAATTAATTAAAAATATATAAAGTATAAATATTAATAGTAAGTAATAATATGGACTTTTGTAAAGATTGTGATAATAAATTATATCCATTAGAAGAAGAAGACAAATTATATTTAAGTTGTCAAGATTGCGGATTTAAAGAAATTAATGAAAATACAGTCATTGAAAGAAAAAATTTTAAAAAAAAAGATGTAAGCATTATAGATAATAAGAAATTCTATATATATGATAATTCTTTACCTAGAACTATTCAAAAACAATGTCCAAATAAAAACTGTGATTCAAATAAAAATAATAAAAAAAGTGAATCAGTATTTATTCAAGACCCAAAGTCATTAAAATTAACATATATATGTGGTGCATGTAATTTTGAATGGAAATATTCTTAAAATATTTATAGGAAATAAAATTAAAAAGTATATATATATTATAAATAATATATAAGAAAATGAATAATATATTAAAAATAAAAATAAAAATGAATTATTTTATTTAAAGTTTTAATATTATTTAATAATAGTAAATAATGGCAGAAGAAGATGATGATTATGAAATTAATGATTATGAAGAAGATGAGACAGGATTTTTAGAAGAAGAAAATAATAATAATAGTTTAAATATATTATCATATGATGAAATAATAGAAAAAAATAAAAATACTAAAAAAAAAACTGTTCCATTTTTAAACAAATTTGAAAAAGCAAGATTATTAGGTGTTCGAATTCAACAATTAAGTGCAGGAGCTGAACCAAAAATCAATATATCAGGATTTACAAATATTATTGATATAGTAGAAGAAGAATTAAAACAAAGAAAAATACCATTAATTATTAAAAGAAATTTGCCAAATGGTACAAGTGAAGAATGGAAATTAGAAGAATTTGAAAAAGTATAATATAATTCAATTTATAAAAAATAAAATCTAATTTTTTTTAATAATTTATTTAATTATTATTTAAATAATTAAATTATAAAAATCTAATATTTTTTAATAATTTATTTAATTATTATTTAAATAATTATCATATTGTAATAATATTGTAATAATATTGTAATAATATTGTAATAATATTGTAATAAAAAAATTAATAAAAATACTATTTTTTTAAAAAATGGCATATGTTAATTAGTTTTTTTAAAATAATTAATTTTAATACATATTAACATGCTAAAAGTACTTAAAGAAATAATTACAATTATAATTATAAAAAAATGAGCACTTCCGCAACCGTCGAAAAAAAAACCAAAAAGCCAACTAAAAAAGCTTCTTCAACTGAAGCTGAAGTTAAAACTGAACAAGTCCAATCTGCTGCTCCAGTAGCCACTTCTGTTCCAGTAATTAATGAAGAACAAGTTAATGTAGAAACATCAGAAACATCAGAAATTAATTCCGAATTTTATTCCATGATGGACAAAATCGTAACTTCTTTCAATGAACTTAATGAAATTTCTAAAAAATTGGATATGATTGATGAAAAACAAATTAAAAACTTTATTACTGAAAAGAAAAAAATGGACAAAGCTATTAATTCATTCGAAACCACTTATCTTGAAACACTTGCTTCTGCTTTCAAAGTAGCCAAGAAATCTGGTTCTAAACAAAAGAAAACTAAAAGTGAATCTTCTGGTTCTACTACTGAGCCAGCAGTCAAGAAACCACTAGAATGTGATAATTGCCTACATGAATTTATGGGTAAAACTGATACATCAGAACTTATTTCTAGAAATCAAGCATATACTTCTGTAACTGATTTTGTTAAAACTGAAAAGAAAAACAATCCTGATAAAATTAGTTCCAATCTTGTAAGTGATAAGGAATTCAGAGTTTATGGAAAACTTAAAACTTTCCTTGATTCTGTATCTAAAATCATTGGTAAAAACATGGACGTCATCAAGGCAGAAATCAAAACTTATGAATCTTCTAAACCAGAAGAAGGTTCTAAACAAATGAAAGAATTGATTAACTTGAGAGATGAAATGGATAGATTGACTAAACTTAAGACCATTCCAGAAGTTATGGGATACACTAATGTCATGAGTTACACTAATCTTTGTTTTAACACTGATTATTTGATTAAAATCAAGGCTAAATCACCTAAAGCTAAAAAATAAATTAATTTATGTAAGTAAATTAAAATAAAAAAACAAAAAAAAACATAACATAACATAACATAAAATAAAAAATAAAATCCTTAAATATTAATTTTTATTAGTTATTTACTAATAAAAATTATTTAAAATATTAGGTACGTAAAATAAATTTTTAAAAAATAAAATAAAATAAAAATAATAAAAAAAAATTGAATTTTTATTTACAATTAAATATAAATACAAAAGAGAAGTGAAAATAAGTAACTAACAACAACTAACAAATGGCAAGCGAACAAACTGTTGAACCAACTAAAAAGATTCCTGATTTGATTGCTGAAAAGCTTAATATTCCTGAATTATTGAATTTTGAATTTAATTCAAATGAAGAAGTTAATGATATGTTAATGAATTGTAATGTAAGAGATAAAAACTCTGTTCTAAAGAAATTTAAGACTTTAAAGGACCATTTTGATACTCAATATCAAAATGTTCTACTGAAGATTCAAGAACAAGATTATGAATCAAAGATTGAAAAAATGACAACAACAAAGGCTGGTAAGAAGGAAAAGAAAGCAAAGTCTTCTACTGAAGAAGGTGCTGAAAAGAAGCCTTCTGCTGTTACTAAGCCACAACCATGTTGTGAATTTACAACCACTTACATGAGTTCTCCTAAGTTCAAGGATAGTAATCCTGAAATCTTTAAGGTTTCTGATGAATATTCAAGAAATGACATTCATACTGGAATGCGTGAATTTGTCAATATTGAGCGTAAGAATAATCCAGATAAGATTACTCCAAAGCAAGTTGGAGACGAAAAACCAAGTAATAAAAAGTTTAATGTGTATGGAGAACTAGAAACTTTTTTAAAGGATGCAGCTAAGAATATTAAGGTAGACATTTCTATTGTAGAAAAGTCTATTGAGGAAAAAGAAAAGGAAAATCCTGATGAAGCAACAAAAGCTTTTAAAGAAATTGAAAACATGAAACAGTGGATTGAAGATAAGAAGAATCTTTCAAAGGTTCCTAAGACTCTTGAATTCAAGGATTTCATGAGGTATTCTCCATATTGCTTTCCTGACAGAAAACCATTGGAAAAAGCTGTTAAGAAGCCTTAAAACCTTTAATATTTTAAAATAATTTATAAACCAATAAAAACATAAATCAAAATTATAAAATAAAAATAATAAAAATAATAAAAATAATAAAAATAAATTAAGAATAATTAAAGCATATTTTTTTAGTTTTTAACATTAAATCATCTTCAAAATAAATTAAATAATGTTTATTAGGTACATACAAAAATTCTTTTAAAGAAGATGAACTCCATTCAATTAAAATATTATCAATTTTATTATTAATAAATAAACATTGAACAATATTATGTAATGAAATATTATTTTTTTTACTCATTTCAATAATATTTTGTTTTTGTTCTTTGATAGTTTGTACAATAAATTTTTTTACTTCATTTTCAATTTTTAAACGAAATATATCAAAATATTCATTTTCATTTTGTTTTAAGTCTTGTACGCTAATTTTCATATTCATTTTTATATAATCACAATTATTTAATAAATTTAAACCATAAATATATATACTTATATTTATAAATCTATCAAAATCATTTGAATATTCAAATTCAAGCATATATTTACTTCTTCTTTAAATTTTAAATATTAAATTATAAATCTTTGCAAAAATAATTAGTTATATTTTTATTTAATATCTGTTTTTCTTTTTCTTCATTTACAATTTTATTTTTTAAGTTTTTCATTTCTTTCTTCAATAAAGTCTTCTCCTTATTACAAATACTAAAACTTTTTCTATGCCAATCACTTATTCCATATTTTTCAATTGCTTCTATATGCCTTTGTGTTCCGTATCCACTGTTCGAAACTAAATCATATTTTTCAAGTTCTTGATTATTTTCCACTAGTTTTTCTATATATAAATCTTTCGATGTTTTTGCTAAAATAGAAGCACCAGCAATAGATAAATAACTATTATCGCCACCAATAACACATTCGTGCATTATTTCAACACCATCTTTAGAAATAAATTTATTAAATTTATTACCATCTACTAATATTTTATCTATTTTCATTTCACTATAAATATTTTCAACTACATTTGTCATACCATCTAATGTAGCCACTAATATATTTTTTTCATCAATTGTTTGACTACTTACTTGACAAACATAATAAGTTAACGCATATTTTTTTATAAATTCAAAAGATTCTAATCTTTTCTTTTTACTCATTTTTTTAGAATCTTTAATAACTACATTGTTTTCATCAATTAATTCTTGAATATTCTTAGGAAATATTACACCAGCAACAAATAAATCACCAAATAAACATCCACGACCTGCTTCATCAATTCCTAATTCAATTTTATTTAACTCTTGATATGGTTTTAATAAATTTTTTTTTTGTTTAATTTTTAATTTCTCCTGTTTTTCTTGTTGTTTCAATTCAAACTTTTCTTCTTTTTCTTTTTCCTTTAATTCTTTCAACTTTATTTTTTCTTCTTTTTCTTGTTTTTTCAACTTTATTTTTTCTTCTTTTTCTTGTTGTTTTAACTTTATTTTTTCTTCTTTTTCTTGTTGTTTCAATTCAAACTTTTCTTCTTTTTTGGATTTTATTTCATTAGTTTGTTTATTATTAATATTATTTGAATTATTAACATTAATATTATTTGAATTATTAATATTCATAACTTTAATACAAAAATAAAGTTATGTTTTTAAATAAAAAATAAAAAAATATAAGTACATTTATAAAAAAATAAAAATTAAGATTGCGCACATTCAACATTTGGATTTCCTCCCATTTCATGAATTGATTCATCATCATTATCAAATCCCATTCTATTTTGATTATTTATATTTTCAGCTTTAATAGTAGGTCCATCATATTTTTTAAAATGATCAATTTTAAAATATTTTGAAATAACTTCTTTTTGTTTTGTAGTTAATTCATTATTTTTTACTTTAAAAATCAATAATAAATGACCCTTATTACCATATTTGTCTTTAAATCCGTAATTATGAATAATTTTATGATCATCATTATGAATAGGTCCTTTTACTTTAATATTAATTTCACTATCATCCAATAATACTAAGCCAAAATGAATACCTAATAAAGAACTTCCTAATTCAATTTCTTTTTCAATAATTAAATGATTTTCTTTTACTTTAAAAATAGAATGTTCTTCAATTTGAATAATAATTTCTAAATCACCATCTACATAATCATTTTTTTTATTACCAAAACTTTTATGAATAATTTTAAATGAATTTCCAGAATATTTAGGAATTTCAGCAATAATTGTCATTTTTTCTTTTTGATTGTTATTCATTCTTTTATATTCAATTTTTCGCTTACATCCTTTATAACCACTTTCTAAACTGATATTAATAGTTATTTGAATATCTTCACATTTTTTAAACATTCTATTATTTCCTCTCATTCCTCTTCCACCTCCTGCAAAATGTTGCATAAATTCAGGAGGAATTCCTCCATGCATATTACCTCCAGGCATACCATTCATAAATCCATGCATGTTTCCTGGCATTCCTCCCATATGAAAAGATTGAAACCCATTTCCACTTGCTTCATGCATATTTTCACCAAAAAATTGTTTAAAAATATCAAATGGGTCAGTACCTCCGGGCATTCCTCCATTTTCCATGTTTGCTGCATCTTTTCCAAACATATCATATTTTTTCTTTTTTTCAGGGTCACTTAAAACTTCATAGGCTTCACTTAATTGTTTAAATTTTTCAGTATATTCTTCTTTTTTATCAGCAGGAGATTTATCAGGATGATATATAATAGCTAGTTTTCTATATGCTTTTTTTATTTCATTTTCATTTGCACTTTTATTAATTCCTAATAATTCATAATATTCATTATTCATATTCATATTTAAATATATATTATTAAAAAAAACATTTTAAGTATTATTATAATTTTTAATTTTTAATTTTATTTAATTTATTATATTAAAAGTATAAAGTTTAAGATTTATATCTTAATCTTCTTCTCCGCTCATCGCTTTTCTATTAGCTTCGTCACCTTCCCATTTATCTGGGATAAACATATTAACTTCAATTTCATACCATTCCATATATCTATTGTTAAACATAAAGCCTAACATGGCAAGATGGCTGGCACATGAACCATGAGAGAGACATCCACATCTTTCAGATTCTAGAGGATTTTCCACTATTTCAGGACATATTCTTTCTAGAAACATTTCTACGGTGTATGTGTTTCCTAGATGCGGACATCTTTTCAAGGCCACCAACCAACCCCCAAGGTGACATGGTGGTGGAGGTTTTGATTCTTCCCAAGCCAAATTATATTCTTTGGGTACTGTGAACTTGTGAATCATGAATATCATTAAAGATCCTCTAAGACAATTAACTTCTTCATCGTTAAAAGCCAAAAACTTACGATAAAGTATAAGAATTTCTACGTACAGCATTTTAACTGTATATCCTGGAGTAATAAGCCGTGCATTTTTATTGCATATCGAATTTAACATATTCCAAAATTTAAAAAAACGAGTTAACTTTTCTATTTGAAAGTCTTTCAGCATGATGTAAAGTTGTAAGATTTTAACGTAAAGATTATATTTATTATTTTATTATGCATCAATTTTTTTATTATATCCATGTTTTTATTGATTTTATTTCATTATTTTTCAAAAAATATGTTAATTTATAAAAATTTAATTAAAAAATTCAAGTATGAAGACGAAGAAGTTCAATAACTATTTCATTTAATAAATCATATTTACCTATTGAAATATAAGCATCGGAACAACTTTAACTATAAAAAAGGTGCTTGTGAAACAACATCTACATATTTAAGTAGTTCTTCTACGCTTCTGAATTCTTGTTTTGTATCTTTAATGATATCAATAGTTTTAAATTCGTCACTTGTACTAAGTAACTCAGCCTCGATAACTTTAGGAATGTAGTTTAATACATTTGGTAGTCTCGGATTTTTTTCAGGGTCATTTTCAGAATTACTTGAAGGAACCTTAATAGATATACCTACGCATATATGTTTTTCAATACATACTCTATTGTAACCTATACAGAATATACGTATTTCATCATTAAATAAGTCTGAAGGTAAATACTCATAATTACATTTTAGTATTCCATATATTTTTTTTAATAATAGATCACATACTACACCTGCTAAATTGTCCATATTATAGATAAAATAAATTAGCTACTTGGTCAAAGCCTAATAAACTTGTTTATATGTATAAATATTTATTTATATGTATTTAATAAAAGATGTATTAATTTTTTTATAATTTACTTATTTTATAAAAAGCTCCACAAAGACGTTTATTTATTTCAGTATGTTCGACTAAAGTCTGTTCCATCTTTAAAAGAGAAGACATGATGATTTAATACACTATATGAATCACAATTATATATTATCAAAAAAAAATAATTTTTTTACCATTTTTAAATAAATTCAAAAAAAATTGATTTATATGGCTAAAGAAAGTATATTAAAGTTTTTAAAGAAAAAAATGAAAAGAAAATTAGAAGAAATTTTTAATAATGATATTTTAAATGATATATTTCAAAGTGATTCATCAACTAGTGAGAAATCAAGTAGTGAGAAATCACAAAGTGATTCATCAAGTAGTGAGAAATCACAAAGTGATTCATCAAGTAGTGAGAAATCACAAAGTGACCGATGTCCTATTTGTATGGAAGATTTACAAAATACTAACATAACTATTACAAAATGCGGACATAAATTTTGTCATACATGTATTGATTCTCATTCATGTATAAATAATAAATGTCCTTTATGTAGGGTAAATATGGGAACAAAAACAAAAGTTAAAAATTTATGTAATTGTCATGTAATTGAATCGGTAAATTTATCTATTATAGATTCTAATCATCATTTAAATAATTTATGTAAAAGACTAATAAAAAACGTATTTAGAACAATTAATGAACATAAAGAAGTATTAGAAACAGTTATTAGTGACAAAAGTGACAAAAGTGACAAAAGTAACAAAAGTGACAGAAATAACAAAAATACGGAAACGAATGAAGAATATATGTTTTCAACATCTAAAATTCTCAAAAAATTAAGTGAAATAGAAGAATTTAAAATAAAAATATCAAAAACATTTTATCAAGATATTTTACAATATACAATTAATAATTCAAATAATGCTTGTATGAATTTAAAATCTATGTATGAAAATCAAAATGAAACACATAATCATCATTAAATATGAAATATTAATCTATACTTTTTTATTTATAATATTTTTCCAATAGTTTTCAATATCAGAATCTTTACTAAATTTACGATAAAAATACGCTTTTGAATTTTTTATTTTCAACAAATCTTCGTGACTAACATCCATAATTGTTTTCGGACTTTTTACTAATTGATTATATTCATTTTGTAATTTTTTTAATTCATTTGACCTATTTGAACCTGTTTTTTCTTGATTTTCATATAATTTTCTCTTTTTTTCTTTTATTTTTTTTCCTAAATCATGAACATAATCCCAATCATCATAAGTTATTGCAAAATCTCTAACATTTTTCAAAGGATATAATACACTCAAAAAGAATTCATCTCCAACATGCATTTTCATAAAAAATTTAAGTTTAATATAACTTTTTAGTAATTGTCCAACATGCTCACGATTTAAACAAAAACGTGCATAATGTTTAATAAAATGTTTAGGCTTTCCAACAACAGGTTGTTTATTGATTCTTTCACTCCAATTATATTCTTTAATTTTCATAAATTTAATCCATGACCTATCATCATTTATACAATCATTATAAAATTTATCAAAACTAGTAATTGGAATATCAGATTCAGAAATAGTAACAAATTTAACATTATTTTTATTTTGATATGCTTCTTTTAATAATTCATATTCCGCTTCAACAATAAAACCCCAACCCGTTTCTTTTAAATTTTTAATAATTTTAGTTTTTTTCCATGAAACTTGATCGGGATATTTAGGATGAATATATATATTATATTTAGAACTATGTCCTTTAAAATAAGAATCCCATATTTTAGTAAAATTTGGATTATCTAAAGTTAAAAATAAAAATGCTATTTGTTTCATTATTCTATTAATATAGTATAAAAAATTATAATAATTAATATAGTATAAAAAATTATAATAATTAATATAGTATAAAAATTATAATTAATGACTAAATTAATATTACCAGATGAAATTTTAGATATCATATTAAATCATTATTGGCAATTTAAATTTAAAGAAGTTTTAAATGAATTACTTGAACCTTATTTAATTGAATTTAAAATAATTAGTTTTTTAAAAAAATATTGTTTCAAAAAAGATTTATTTCATAAAAAATATATAAATTATTATATTTATTTTAATAATAAAATAAAAGAATTAAAAAAAAATAAAATAAATATATTTATTTGTAAATTAAATAATTTTAAGTTACAATATTGTTTTTCTGAAAATAGCTTACAAGTATTTAATTATATTCATCAAGATTTAATATATATCATGTTATTTTCTATAACAAATAGTAATTATTATAGATTTCTAGTGTATCATGAATTTATAAATTTATCAAATCAATTAAAATTAAAGTCATCAATAGTTTAAATTTATTTTTATTTTTATAATCAATTACTAATACTATAATGAATGAAAGTTCCGAAAATTCAGAAAACTCTCAAACATTTTTTAACTTGCCACAATCCAATCAAAATAAAAATGAACTTAAAGAAAAGTTTAATCAAACATGTAAAATACAAATATCAAATATATTAGTAGAAGAAGTTGCTGAATTATTGTTAAAATACGCACAAACTCAAAAAAATTGGATATTGGCAAGTGGATTTGATTCTATAAAATATGAAAAATTAACAAATAAACAAAATGAAAAGGCAAATCAAATTCAAATAAGAAATATTCAAAATAAGTTTAAAAATGACCATTTTTCATATGTATTTCATAGAACAATGAATAATAACCGCCCATCATTTCTAGAATTTAATTTAAGAAAGCATATGGAGTCATTAGAATTCATAAATTTTTTAAATGAAATAACAGATTTACAATTAACAAAATTAAATACATTATTTTTGTCAAAGTATAAAGGAGGTGATTTTTTAAGTCCTCATTGTGATAAAGGAAATGGAAAATTAGCATTTGTGTTAAATTTAACAAAAAATTGGAAACCACAATATGGAGGAATATTACATTTTTTAAATGAAGAAAAAACGGAAATTATTGAATCCTATAATCCAATATTTAATAATTTAATATTATTTAAAGTTCCGACACATGGAATTCCGCATTTTGTTAGTCATGTTGTTCCTTATGTCAAACAAGAAAGATATGCTATTACTGGATGGTATATATAATTTAATCTAATCTAATCCAAAATAACAAAAGAATCATTATATAAATTTCGTCCTATTGATGAATTTGTAGATATTGTTAAAACTGGATAAACTTTTTTAGATTCTATTTTTTGTTGTAATAAAGATTGATTAGTACTTGCTAATGAGCTATAATCTGCTATTTCGAATAATGAACTTTTTGGATCTATTTTTAGAAATGGACCATCAGCTTTAGTTCTTCCTTCTTGAATTTGATATTGAAAAGCATCTTTTTTATATTTTGTTAAATTAGAATTTGATTCATTAAAACTATCTAAAGCAGTTTTAGCTAATTTAAAATCAAGTGGTAAAATTTCAGAACCAGAATCAGAAAATAATGAAGATAATAACCAACTATTACAATTATGATCTTGATGAGCACGAATAATAAAATCGAATTTATAAATATGTAAAAAATCAAATATATTTTTTAATCCAATTTTAAACATATCTCTTTCAATTTCGGGTATTTTATAAAGATTTGATCTTCTAGTAGTATTTTGAATATTATATTTAGTCGTAAAATCATTCCATGAAATTTGTGTTTGAAATTTTTGACCTAAAATTATAACTTTATGATTTTCAAACTCACCCAAAACATTTAAAGCATTTATATTAATTAAATTACTTGGGCATAATGCATTTAAATGATTGTTATTTTCTTGTTTAATATTATCTAAAGCTTTAAATATATCCAAATTAGGAATACCACCATGACATAACCAATATTTTGTATTTTTATGTTTTAAAATAATGGCTGTACATGTCCAGCAAAAAAAACTATTTAAATTAGTTATAAAAGTATTTGATAAACTATTTTTTTTATTTTTTTTATTTTTTATTTCTAATTCATTTAAAAACCCATAATAATAATATTGTTCAGGATGTTCATGATTTCCTCTATTAAAAATAACATTTAATTCATTTATACTATTATTTATTTTCATTAATAAAAATAATAAAAATAAAATTTCAAGTGCAAATTTACCTCTATCTAATACATCACCTAAAATAATTAATTTTGTTCCATTTGTTAATTCTAATTTTTCGTTTATAATATTTTGTTTTCTTAATCTTAAAAATATTCTAAAAAAAGTGTGAAAACTACCATGTGTATCACCAATAATAATTACTTTATGATTAGATTCTATATTAAATATATTGCATCTATTTATATTATTATTTTTAGCTAAATCAATAGTAGCTAATTTATTAACTAAACTAGTATATTTTTTTAAATAATTTTTTAAAATTTGAATATTTTCAATAATTAAATCATTTACAATTGATATTAAATCAGGCATTTTATAATTTTTTATATTTTTAGTAAAACTATGTTTAATTGAATATGTTAAATATATATCATTATATAATTGTTGAATAATAACTTTATAATTTTTATCAATAGTTAATTGTTCAATTAAATAATAGGTTATAGGACTTTTTAAATTTACATTTTTTTTATTTTTAATAACATCTTTAGAAAAAAATACTTTATCTTTTATTGAGCTTATTTTATATCTATTATTTGGAGTAATTATATTATGAATATGTATTTTATTATTATTAGTTATATTATTAGTTATACTATTATTAAGTGGATGCATCATCATATTAATTTTAATTAAATTTTTACGATTATACCCTTTAGTTGAAATTACTGTATCAATCACTTTTGGAAATTCAACTTCATAATTATATAAACAAATTGTTGATTTACTATTTTTATTTATATTAGTTCCATTTCCATTTCCATTTTCATTTCCATTTTCATTTCCAATTTTTTTTATATTTTCATTTATTATATTTTTTTTTTCACAATCTATTAAAGTATTATTTAACCCATTTACTTTAAATTGACTTATTTCTTCTAATCTTTGTTCAAATAAATTATTTTTTCTAAAGAGAAAATTCATATATTAATATAATATATAATTAATTATTGATTTATTTTATAATTTATTTAGATTTACATAAGATTTTATTTAAGCATTTCATAAATATATTAGATTTTATATCATCTTCAGAGTAAGCGCAATTTAATATTTTATTTTTTAGTTCTTTATAATTATATCCAATATACTTATCAGAATTTTTAAAATCATTTTCACCATATTTATATGCGATATTATATTCCGATAAACATATTATATCTAATCCATAAAATACTGCAAAACTTACTGCATTAGTAGAATGAGCAATACATTTATAAGACCTTGATAAGTCATATTTAAATTTATTGTTACTAGAAAACTCTAAATTATTAATTGGATCAGTAATATTTAAATTATGAGTTACTTCTTTGTCTAATTTTTCTCTTATAATTATTCTATTTTGGCAATATTTTCTAATTTTTTTAACAATATTATTAATATATTTTACATACATATTACTAGTTATATTTCCAAAAAAATATTGAGTATAATTTTGTAATAAAATTAATATACATTTTTGTTTTTTAGGATTAAATTTTCTTTTTTCTAAATAATTTAATTTTTTTTTAATTAATTTTTTATTATGATTCAATATACATATAGGTAATTTATTTTTATAAAAATAAATAGAATTTAAGCTAAGTCTATATTTATGTCCATTACATGCTTTTTCTAAAAATAAATCTCTTGATATTGGTGATTCAATATAAATAATATTTTTATACTTTAGTTGAGTAGAATAATATCTACATTTTACAGCAAAATTCCATGTTCCAGGATTTAATTTATAATTAGATTCATTTCCTTTTCCTTTAAAATAAGAAAACATAAAAATTAAATCGAAATTTATTTTTTTATAATATTCTAATTTATTTTTATTAAAATCTATAGTTATTACTTTAAAATTTTTATTTTTTTCTAAAACTTTATATAATCCCCCTTCAGCAATAAATTTGGAAAATCTTTTTTTTCCTTTCTTAATTGTACAGGTACAAATTCCAATTGTATAAATTTTGTTTTTTTTTTCTTTTTTTATTTGTAAATTCAGACATCTTATTAATATATATAAATATTTAAATTTAATAAATTATCTAGAATATACGTTTATAAAGCTTGTAAATAAATTCAACAAATCAAGAAAGAAATTAACAGAACTTTTTGGATAATTTGGATATTTAACACAAATTTTAGCCATTTCAAACATATGAGAAGTATCATAAGAAACAAAAATTGAAAATAACATAATAACAAAATAAGAAATATATAATGATGTTTTTTTGTAACTTTCCATATCTTTTACAATAAAGATATTGTATAAACTTATTAAAATTATAGCTAATAAACCTACTAATAAACCTGGAACAACATAACCATATGTTTTAGCAAAAAAATCAGGGCTATTATACACTAATATTGACATAAAAATAAATACTAATGATGTGCTAATTAATGCATCATCTACAATACCACTAAATTCTTCAGATTTAAAATAAGGATATATACTTGTAGATATACTTGCTAAAAATAATATCCATATTATATGATGATAAACATGTCCTTCTTGACTAAAACTAGGACTAAATGCTAATATAATAACAAAAATAAGAGCTAATATCATACCAATCCAAGTATAATTTCCAAGTTTTTGTACAACATAATTCATAGGCATTAATTCATATTTTTCTTTTGAATCTTTTGAAATAAGAGTATTAATAACATAAGCAAATAATCCTAATAGTGTAATGGACATTGCTAAATATAAATAAACATTAAATACGTAATTATTACAAGTAGGTTTTCCATTTTTAAATGCGCTTTGAGTAATTAAATATAAAATAATAATAAAAGCAATAAGTCCAGAGTATAAATAAAATTTAGTAAAACTTTGATTCATATTATTAATAATCAATATTTATTTTTAAAAATAAATGGTTTAAATATAAATTAACAATATTAATTAAAATGGATGAAACTATTCGTAATCCTGATACAAGTTATAATGAACAATTAATTAATGATTTTGAATTTAATAATGAATTCAATCCAAATAATGAATTCAATCCAAATAATGAATTCAATCCAAATAATGAATTCAATTTAAATAATCAAAATGATGATGAATTAGAAAAAGCATTACTTGAATCTAAAATGATGTATGAAAAACAAAAAAATAAAGAAGAATTAATAAATTATAATAAAGAATTATTTAAAAAACTTGATATACAATTACATTATTTATTATTATCAAAAGATGAAACTATAAATTTTTTTATAGAATGTTTTAACATTGAAAAAGATAAATTTATACATTTAGAAAAAGAAAATATACAATTATTTAAAAGTCATTATGATTATTTAAAAAAATTATTAGAAGATTTGTATGAAAAACCATTAAAATTAAAAAGAAATCCAAAAATTGATATTGAATTATATAATTTATTAAATAGTATTGTTGTTTATAATTAAAATTTTTTATTTTTTATTTTTTTTTATTTTCCATCCTTGGAATGTCCATTTGTAGCTTGAACATGCACATTAGAACCCCGACTTAGAATTCTTTCAAGCTGTCGGACACGTTTTTGGGAGCCATAATGAGAAAAACCCTCACTTTTAGAACCACCTTTTTTTTCTCTGTCTCTAGTACCTTCTCCGTCGTTCTTTCTAGGCATGTTAAAGAATCAATACGAGTAAATGATATTAAATTTTTTTAAATAGTATCAATTTTTTTTTTATAAAGTTAAGTCATAAGACTTAAAGGACAAAAGAGTCCAGACAACCAATCAAGAGACTGATTAAGAGGGAGTTTGGTGCGAGTAAGGACAAAGATGACCTTTGGTACAACCAGTAGGTGTGTCGCAAACTTTTACTGTTTCACCAGTGCTTTCTGCGTACAAGTCACCGATTGTCTCGGGGTACTTAACCTGACCTCCATCGTTTTCCTTTTTGCTCTCAAGATCAGTAAGTAGACGTTGATATACCACTTTCCTCTCTCTCTCTAGTTTTGCTCTCCATTCTTCAACAGGGCAAACCTTGGGTTTGGCTTTTCCACCTCCACCAGAAGGCGGACAATCGTGGCTAAACCAACAACTGTTTCCACGCATACAAGATCCATGTTTTCTGTCGTGATCTCTACAGCGAGTCTTCTTCTTATCTACTTGTGTTGAAGAATTTCCTCCACCAGAGTTCTTAGGTGCTAGCTGTTGCTGCTGCTGTTGCTGCTGTTGCTGCTGTTGCTGCTGCTGTTGCTGCTGTTGCTGCTGTTGCTGCTGTTGCTGCTGTTGCTGCTGCTGTTGCTGCTGCTGCTGCTGCTGCTGTTGCTGCTGCTGTTGCTGCTTGGAAGCCTTCTTACCACCAGAAGGTGGCATAGGCGGAGTAGCAGCCTTCTTACCACCAGAAGGTGGCATAGGCGGTGCATGAACCACAGGATACTCAGTATCTCTATAGTTCTCCCAAGCAGAAATAACTGTTTGGATTTCAGCTTTATGCGATGGGTCATTTTTCAATGCATCATCGCACTTGGCAAGAAACTGATTTATCGAGTTTCTCAATTGAGAAGACTCTTTACCCGTAGGGTTGAAATGTGATCCGCAGATCCATTTGTAATCGAAATTCGGCATCTTCGGCATCGTTCGTCTAGTGTGCTAGGGAATTAAAGTCAAAAAACAAACAAATCAATCAATTGTTTTGTTTGTAATAATTTTTCTTTAAAAGGCGTCGATTTTTTTTTTTTATAAAAAATAGGTACGTAAATGAACATAAATAAATATAAATGAATTTAAAAATTGAAAAATAATAAAATAATAGAAATATGTTAAAAATGAATAAATTCGGATTTAAAATAAATCAATTTAATTTTAATAAAAGTTCGGACTTATCAAATGTGTGTTTAGAACATCCAAATTTATTAAAATATTCATCTGATACTGATTTAATTAATAAAAATAATCAGTACAATAATGGACATTATTTATTTTGTTATGGTTCTAATTCAATTAGTCAATTAAAACAAAGATTAAAAAAAGAAAATTTAATTGTAAAAAAAGCATATTTACCAAATTATGTACGTATTTTCGCAGGAAACAGCACAAAATGGAATGGAGGAGTAGCATCCATTATTCAAGCACATGATAATCATCAAGTCAAAGGATGCATGGTTTATGTACATGATTCAGATTTATTCAAATTAGATAAATATGAAGGCGCAATTAAAGATGAATCTCCATTTTCCAGAATAAATAATATTTATCGCAGAAAATATATAAAAATATTTGATGAAAATCATAATGAAATTTCAGCAATTACATACATAAAAAATAATCAAAATTGGTTATATTATCCATCAACTGAATATTTACATGCAGTTAAAAAAAATGTACAAGAATTCTGGGAAGAATTGGATGAATCCGGTGAATTATTGATTTATGACAATCAACTTATGCTAAAAGGAAAATACAAATAATACAAATAAATATATAAAAATAAATAAATTATAATAAAAATAAATTATAAAGAATGTACATTAAATAAATCAAAATACAAATGTTATTGATTAATAATTTTAGTTTCATATTTTTCAAAATTCTAAAATTCGTAAATTCCTAATTTAAAATATTTATTATTTTTTCACTATTTATATCCAATTTTTTCATAATCATAATTAACATTTTAACATCACTATTTGCCCTATGTGCCACCGGACTATATCCAAATAAATGCTCAAATATTTTTAATAAACTTTTATTTCCAACATCGTTTTTCAAAAACAATCGTATAATCATTTTACTATCTAAAAATCGCGCTTTATTTCTATTTATCAAATTTTTATTCATCATAATTTTATGGTCAAAACTAAAACCATTATGAGCAATAAAAATAGGTTGCTCACAATAAGAAAATATATTTTCCATTTCCATACTAAATTTTTTATATTCACATCCATAATTCAATAATTGCTCACTTGAAATAGATGTTAATTCCATAATTTCAAATGGTACACAAGGATTATGTTCTAATTTCACCAATCCAGATGATGGAATAACAGATGTTTCATATTCTTCAAAATGTCTATCAATAATATCAATAGTATCATCATTTACATTTAATCCAGTCGTCTCCAAATCGTAAATAAATATCATATTTTTCAATTTTTCACCACAAACAACACTCAATAATTTTAATAATTCATAATTCATAAATTTATCTTTTTCCAATTTAATAATATATTTTTTTCCTAAATAAAAATTCCACAACTCTAAATCATAATTTTTATCCAAATTGGGAGACAATAAATTATGATATAAAATTAATTGAAATATACTCTTTTTCGATAAAGTCATATTTAATTTAATATCAATAATCGCCCCATTTCCTTTTAAAATATCTAATTCACCTACGATTGGCAATTTACTATGTTTATAAGTTGGATGAAATATAAATTCGTCATTTTCACATTCACCTGCTTTCAATTCCGCATATTCAATCGTTTTTCCTATAATAAATTCCAATGAATCAATATTCATACTAAAATCTTTTTTCCATAAATAAGCAGTTTCATTTGTTTTTTGATAATAAAATAATGAAATTTGAAAAATACTATAATTAATTTGGTCTTTACTTTTACTCCTTTCTAAACCATTTTCTAAATCACCAATTAAATTTAATAAATACTCCTTTGAATAATGACTAACATCATTATAACAATCTAAATAAAATTCTTTATTAAAATCATTGTCTAATATATTAATCAAATGATTGTATAATTCTTGTTCTCTTTTTTGAAATGTTTTTTTAATCATATCAAAATCCTTTAACTTAACCAAATCTTTAGCAACAAAAGGACATTTTAACTTCAATATTTTATAACCACCTAACATATTTTTAGGAACAATAATAGTATTATGAATAATTTTTTTTAGTTTTACCATAAAATCTGCATGTTTTCTAAATTTAGAACAATAATAATAATTAAAAATATTTTCAATAAAAATACCATACAGCGCACAATATTCATTATATTCTAAAATACCATCATTTTTATAAACAATGCATTCGTCGTCACCTTCGCCATCGCCAAATAAATTCTCTTCAATAATTTCATATTTAATTATTTTTTCAAAAACATATAAATGTTTATCATCAAAATATTTTTTAGAACCTAATAATTCAGTAACAGTATAATACATAGGTTTTATTTCTTCTTTAAAATTTAATTTATCTAATAATTTAAATAAACTGTTTTCTGATTGATAAAACCTTCGAGGACAATTCTTCAAATCAAACCAACCAAATTTATTTTTATCAATATAAATATTCATAGAATAACAAGCTCTACTTAATCCAACATACCATAAATATTTAAATTCATTATATTTTTGTTCATTAGGCATGATTCCAAAAGTAGTAATATGAAAATTTAAAACATATACTTCATCAAACTCTAGACCTTTTGAACCATGAATAGTCATTAAATTCACATGATTTTCAACTTTTTTAAATTTATTTAAAACAATTTCTTCATTATTTGTGTCTTCATAATGTTTTAAATAAGAAATTCCATTTTCCATTAATAAATTTGTCATTAAACTTAATCCAATATTTGAATAATAATCATTAATAGGTTTTGAACGCTTTACAGGTCCAATAATAGCAATATTATGTTTCTCAAATTTACTATTTTTAATTTTATAAATAATATCTTGGACAATTTCACTAACATTACCGCAAAATATAACTGGTTTTTGATAATCTTCTTTTTTAGTACTTATCATTAATGGAGTTAATAAATCCCATGGCTTAAATTGATTAACAAAATCAACAATCTGTTTTGATGATCTATAATTTTTTATTAAATTAAATTTATTTAAACTATGATTCATCAAAAATTTATCACTTCCATTTTGAAATTGATATATATTTTGATTAGGATCACCAACCATAATTACTTTACAACCAATAATTTCTTTTAATCTCATAATTAAATCATATTGAATTTGAGAAATATCTTGTGCTTCATCAACAATAATTACTTTTAAGTCTTTAAATTCGTTCATTTCTAATATTAAGTCTTTATGTTCATAAACCAATTCAGAAGCAGCAATAATAACTGTATCTTGAGAAGAAGATTTTTTATCCAATATATTTACAACTATTTTTCCAGCCAATGAATGTAAAGTTCTTACGTTTTTAGAATTAAATAATTTTTTATTACATTTTTGTCCTTTTTCAATAAAATCACTGCATGCTCTTCGACTAAAAGAACATATCAATAATTCATTATTTTTCTTTAATTCACCAATATTAAAATGATAAATAATTTTACCTATAATTGATGCTGTTTTACCACCACCTGGAATTCCTAATAAACAACAATCGTTTAATTTAGATTGAATAAAATCTAATTGTTCTTCATTATAATTCATTTTATTATTTTCAATTTGATGAAATTGATTTAAAAATTCATCCATTACTTATTGTTTAATAAATGCTTTTTATATACTTTTTAAAGGATTTTTAATTAATTTTTTAATATATTTATTATATATTTATAATTTATAATCTAATTATATATTAATATGCCTGTAAAAGTAGAAAAAACAAAACAAAAAATAACAGAAAAATCAAATAAAAATCAAGAAAAAGAAAACAAGAAATGCAATATGTTAGTAAATAAAGTAGTTAAAATATCTATGAAATATTTTGATATAGGATTTTATACAGGAATACAAATTTTAAAATCAATGCCTCAAACCAATGAAGTGAAAGAACAAATCAAAAAAAGTATGAAAACAAAAAAAGAAACAAAAATGAAAGCTCAAGAAGATTTGACAAAAAAAGTGCATTTAGAATTATGCAATCCTGGATGTAAAGGAACATTTTTAGAACCAGGAAAAGCACTTTCACCTGCGTTTAAAAAAAGATTGAAAAATCAAAAAATGTCCAAAGTTGTGATTAATTATTTTGAAAAAGAAAGAAAAGAAATATTTAAGAAAAAAACAAATGTATTAAATAAAAATAGTTTTTATGAAAAAGTGGATTCTAAAAATAAAAAAAAATTAATAAATAAAGGAGCACAATCTTTTTGTAGTAAAAATCCAAATTCTCATAAAAATGTTCTAAAAAAATAATTTATATTCATTTTATTAAAATAAAAATATTATTTATACATATAAATGACAAATGGAAATAATGAAAGAAATAATAATCACAATAGTAATAAAATTAGACAAAAAAAAGAATTATTAAATAGTAAAAGAAATGAATTAAAAAAAATAGGAAATGAGAATCTATATTTAATTACACATATAAGAGATGGTCATATTCACTTAGAAAATTATTTAGAAAATAAATTAAAAATACCAAAAAATGAAAGACCAAATAGTAAAATAGGTGAAATTGTTACAATAAAACAAGAGATAAAAGTAATTAATAATGAACTTTTTAGAAATGAAAATAATGAAAATAATGAAAATAATGGAAATAATGGAAATAATGGAAATGGAAAATCACTTTTAAATAAAGCTTTAAATATGACAGGACCATTAACTAATTTTTTTAGAACTAATAATAATAATAATCAAAATAATAATCAAAAAAATGAAGAAAACACAAAACCAGTCGAAATAGGAGGTTGTAAAAAACCAGTTAAAAAACCAGTTGCTAAAAAACCAGCTGTCAAAAAACCTGTTGCTAAAAAACCTGTTGCTAAAAAACCAGTCAAAAAACCAGTTGTTAAAAAACCAACTAAAAAACCAGCCAAAAAATCATCTAAAAAACCAGTAGAAAATGTAAATAATAAACCAGTTGTTAAAAAAAGAAAAAAGTCAAAAACAAAAAAGACAAAAACTTTAACTAATAAATTTTTAAATTTATTTAGATAAATTATAAACAATGAAAATAAAATATATTTTGTTTAATGAAAACAAAATATGATTTATTTTAATATCTATAAAAATATCTATAAAAATAAAATATATTTTGTTTAATTAAAACAAAATATGATTTATTTTATAAACAATGAAAATAAAATATATTTTGTTTAATTAAAACAAAATATGAAAAATATATTTATACAACCAAACGGAGGTTTATGTAATCGTTTAAGATTTATTTGTTCCTATTTAAAAGAATTAATGGAAACAAAAAAATATGAAAATACAAATATTTATATAGTATGGGTAGTTAATGAAGCATGTAATGGTAAATTAGAAGATTATATACAACAAATACCAAATGTATATTTTATAAAAAAAAAAGAAAATCTACATATTGATATATTTTCTTCATCAATTGTAAAAAGTCAAATTAATAAAAATTTTTTACAAAATATACCTTTAAAATTAAATGATTCTATATATAAAAAAATTAAATTTATTATTAATAAATTAGAAAATAATTATATATCTCTTCATATAAGAAAAACAGATTTAGAATATTATATGATAAAAAATAGAAATCAAAAAATAATGTATAATGATTTTATTAAATACATAAAAGAAAATAAAGGAAAAAAAGTTTATTTAGCAACAGATAATGAAGAAACACAAAAAAAATTTAAAAAAAAATTTAAAAATCGTGTTTATGTATTTAAAGATATAGAATCTTCAACTAAATTAAGACAAACAAATCTAGAACACACAATTATTGATTTATTTATTTGTGGTTTATCAAATAAATTCATGGGAACAAAAAAATCAAGTTTCAGTTGTTTTATAAAATTAATTTTTAATTTATTTATAAAAAAAAACCCTCTAAAAAATTTAAAAACATTTCACTGAATTAAATAAATTTATAAAGATTTTAATAAATTGATTTTTTTTTAATAAAAATTAATTATTATTTAAATAATAATTTATTATAATAAATAGAATGAAGTATTATGCTGTTCATAAAGGAAAACAACCTGGTATATATAATACATGGGATCAATGTAAAAAACAAATAGATGGTTTTTCCGGACCCATTTACAAAAAATTTGAAAATGAAGCAGAAGCGCAATTATTTTTAAAAAATGGATTTAATCAAATTTCGCTTCAAAAATTTTCAAAAAAACAAAATATTGTTAAAAATATAGATAAGAAAAATGAAGAAATATTAGATGAATTATTAAAAGACAAAACAAACAGAATTTTCATATATACAGATGGAAGTTGTATTAAATTCAAGAATGGTATAAATAAAGCAGGATATGGTATTTATATTCCTCAATTAAATATAAAAGTATCAAAACCATTATTAAATCAAAAACAAACAAATAATCGCGCAGAATTAACTTCCATTTTAGAAACAGTTAATCACTTAAAACCCTCCGATTTAATTAAAGAATTAATTATTATTACTGATTCCGCTTATTCCATGTTTATATTTGATAAAACAGGTGAAAACTATGAGAAAAATAATTTTATGAAGGATGGACAACAAGTATTAAATAAAGATTTAATTATTAAAGCATTAAAAATGAAAAGAAAGTATAATGTTCAATTAGTTAAAGTAAGAGCTCATACTTCAAAAGACGATATACATTCATTAAATAATGATGTTGTAGATAAACTTGCCAAAAATGGAGCAACACAACAATCTGAATTTTATAATGACCCAGAATTAGAAGATAAAAATTTAAATACTTCAATTTACAATCAATATCATAAAGTTTATCAATCACTTCCAGAAGATAAACCTATAAATAAAAATATTACAATGAGTGATATTTTTGAATATGATACTTGTACTCAACAAGAAGCAAATAATTATAAAAAAAAATTAAAATCATCAAATAAAAATTTAAATCAATGGTTTATACCTATCAAAAAATAATTATTGATTACAAACACCTGTTTTTCTAGAAGCCACTGTGTAACATCCTTGGTTAAAAACAAGAGTTGTAAATTGATAAGTATTATCAGTATAAAGTTTCATTACATAAGTAACATTATTTGAATTGTCTCTTCTAATAATATTTTTTTTTACAGTTTTCATTATATATTAAATAAACAATTTTTTTATTTAATAAATCTTAAAAATAAATTAAAAATTAAATATTAAATAAACGCACTAATAAAAAATATTAAAGTTTTTAGTAAAAAATAAGTACCAAAAATAAGTACCAAAAATAAGTACAAAAATAAATATTAAAATATATATATAATTTAGTTTTTGATGAATATAAATCAAAATTATAAAAATCAAAATTATAGTAATATAAAATATAAAAATCAAAATTATAAAAATGAAAATTATAAAAAATGTTCCATTTGCAATAAATACATAGAATTAAATCAATATTATATTCATAAAAATAATTGTAATTCACAATTAGTATTAAATCCTAATCATCAAATGTTAATGAATTATCAAGATCTTATTATAAATTTTCTACAAAAATATAATGAACTATTTAAAAATTTTATTGAAAATAAGACAATAGCATTAGTTGGACCAGCAGAATCAATAATTGGAACAAAAAAAGGTCATATAATAGATAATTTTGATATAGTAACTAGACTAAATAAATCACTTCCATTGCCTGAAAATTTAGCTGAAGATATTGGAACAAAAACAAGCATTTTATATAATTCTTTAAATACATCAGATTTTCCAGGAGAAAATAAATTTCAATCTAGCTTTTTACAAAAACACAATATACAATTTTTATGTTGTCCTTATCCAATAGAGAACAATTATTTTAAGAATGATATATTAAATTATGTAAAACGAAATAAATTTGGTATGCCTTTCAGAGTTATTAAGAATCAATTATACAATTCAATAGAAAATTCTATAAGAACTCGACCTTATACAGGAACATGTGCAATATGTGATTTATTAAGTTATAATATTAAATATTTATATATAACAGGACTTGATTTTTATACAACAAAATATTATAAACAATATAGAAGAATAAATAAACAACAATTAAAAAATACAAGAAATAATGTTTATCATAAAAATGAACCACAAATTAATTTACTAAGACATATGTCATTATTTGACAATCGTATAATTCTTGATTCATATTTAGATGGCTTATTATATGAAAATTATTATGAAGTAACAAAATTATTAAATAAAAATAAGTACCCAATATTTAATTTTGAAAATCCTCAATTAAGAGATTTTTTTTCCTTAAATATGTGTAATATTACTTATAGCATTTTATCTAACAAGAAACCAAATAATGACAAACCGACTGTTATTTTTACAAACAACAAACATGTTAAAAAAGAACAAAATACATACTTAATTTATATAACACCTAATATAAATGACATAACAAATTTAAATAAAAATTTAAATGAAAAAAAATATATTGGAAATTTTTTTTATAAAAAACAAAATACTAACCAAACTATATTGATTTACTTAAACCCAATGTTTATAAATTATGTTAAAAAAGTTTTAACAAAAATTAATATAAAGAATTGCAATATTCATTTTCTAATGTTTTTAAGTTTAATTATATATTCAAGAAATCATCATTATTTTGATTCCAGTGAAATATTACAAAATTGGGGATTAAATATAGAAGAAAAAAAATATTTTCTGTTTTTACAAAAAAAGAAGTCTTTTACTGAATTAGAATAAAATTAAAATTACACCGACCGAAAAGAAAAATGAGACAAAACAATATAAAGATAAATAATTATATATAAATGGTAATGTGGATTATAGAATTAAAAGAATTGCTATAAGTCACAAATTTTTCTTACCCATTTCATAACATTTAGACGAATGTTAGACTCATAGTTATAAATACCGAAAGAAAAGAATAATATTTCAGATTTATTTTTTTAATATGTCTTTGTCTCATTTTTCTTTTCGGTCGGTGTAATAACTAATTAAAATATCCAATCGTAATTTACCAGAATTTAATTGTTTAGATTTTCCGAATACAGTTACTTTATTTGTTAAAGTTACAAAAGAACCATCTAAAACACCAGTTTTATTTTGAAAAGGTTTTAATAAATCTAATATGTTATTTTTTAATACACTTTTTGTTGAAAATGAACCTTGTCCTTTACCGTTAATATCATAAATTGTATATAATTTATCCATTAATACATATGAATCATTATTACCAAATATTTTAGTTTCTACAATATTAATTATACAACCAATTTTTTTTTCTGTAATAGAATCATATAAATCTAAATAAGTTGATGTTTTATCATAAGATGATTTTAAATCTGAAAGAGTAGTATAACAAGAAATAGTTGGCATTATATATATATATTTCTAATAAAAATAGTTTGATTTCTATAAAAATAATTTATATTATCATATCTATAATTTAAATATAAAATCATATTTATAATTTAATTACATATAATAAAATGAAATTTAGACTTGATTATTGCTAATTAAAATAATTAATGCATAACTAAATAAATAAATATATTTTAAATATTTTTTTTTAATAGATATTTTATAGTTTTTATTATCATAATTAATATGTCCTATTTCATCATTAAATACATATAATTTATATTTATTTAGACCATTGTTTCCATTTCCACTTCCACTTTCCCCGTTTTTTTTCAAGTAAAATACATCATATTCAAATTCAGTATATATTTTAATAGTATTATAATTATCTAATATAACAAAATTATAATCATTTTTATATAACTTTTGTAAATCCAAAATGTAATTATTGTGTTTTTTTATTTTTAATTTACCAATTATTTCTTTATTTTTCAATTCTTTGTTATTAATTTGTTCATTAATATTGTTATTTATAATATCAAAATTAGATTTATCTTTTTTCACAATTGTAGTCATTAATAATTTATAATCATAATTTAAAATATAAAAACTATATTTCTTGGATGATTCATTATAAGATAAATAAATATTTTTTAAAAATATGTCATCAAAATTATTTATTTTATTAGTATTTATAATTTGTTTTGTTTCTTCAGTATTTTCTTTTATTTTTGGATTAAAACCGTCATTAACATATTGAAAGAAATCTAAAAAATGTTCTTTTTCATCATTTTCATCATTTTCATATCTATATCCATTTTCATTAACATTTCCTAATTTACTTAATTGAATATT